ATGAGTATTGTTCTTGAGAAATGGGAGAGTTTGTCTGCTCTACACAAGAAGTTGGTTACGTTACTCACAATTGGGTTCTGTTGTATTTTCGGGTTTTATGGGCTTATCACGCCTGCTGTTATACTATACTTTGTCGTTTCTTCAGGTCTTGATGCTTGCACATTAAGATGGTTTAATGATATTAAATTAAACTATAAAAATCAAATTTCATCTGAATGTGTATTTGAGGATCTTGTTATAGACTCATCTGAAGAAATTCGCGCTGGTGTTAAAACAGCCATTAAGTTTGCCTTACGTGCACAGAGCAAGGTTGGATTATTACCTTGTTCTAATGTTAATCGATTGGTATATGAAACCACATTGTTAAACATCTTTGAGGAGTTTCATGTTCGACATAACGTACGTTTGGATTTGCTTGGTGATGCATTAATTGCATGTTTTATAAGAACTGAAAATTATGACAGAGCTTTAAATGTTATCAAGGAGCTGGGGGGTGATACCTCAGCTTTGTTGGTAGCATAGGGGTGCCGGGCCGATCTCCACGGAGTTACCACACGTAAAAATGTTGTAATTCCAGAGGGTGTGGAGATTAAGGTTTCCGGAAACCCCCGTGGCCTCGACAAACACAGGAAGAGCGCTGTGTTTGGGCCGATCTTAACTTCAGCTAGATACCAGATCCATAACAACAATATAGATAATATCAAATTGGGGTTGTTGGAACGGGTGTTTAGAGTGAAAAATAGTGTTGGTGAACTCGTTGCTCCAGTTTCCCCTAATCAGGAATATTTTAGTGAAACACTCTCTGCTGAGATGCGTATCTTATGTGCATATCCGAAATTGAACCCCGTGTCTTCCACTTCTGTATTGAAGTTGTGGCATGGCTCTAAATTATCGGTATACACTAGAGCATACAATTCTTTGTTGGTTACTCCATTATCCCGCAGAGATAGTGTACTAAGCACGTTTGTCAAAGTTGAAAAGAATTTGGTTAATCCGAGGAAAGAAGCTATACCTAGAGTAATACAACCTAGGAATCCTCGATATAATTTTGAATTAGCCAAATATCTTAAGCCAAATGAGAAAGAATTTTACCGACGTGTCGACAAGATGTGGGATACCGATGGACTAGGTGATAAAACAATTTTTAAAGGATTAAATGCAAAGCAAACTGCTCACCATATGTTGTTGAAAGCTTCAAGGTATCATCAACCAGTTTTTATTGGTCTTGATGCTTCGAGGTTTGATCAACATGTTTCTTCAACTGCTTTGGAATGGGAACATCAAATTTATAAGAATTGTTTTTCATATGGAATTCAGAAATTAACCGAGCTGCTTAGTTGGCAGGTTCGGAACTTTGGTAGAGCTTATTGCCAAGGACAAATTATTAAATATAATGTATTGGGAAGAAGAATGTCTGGAGATATGAACACTTCTTTGGGCAATTGTTTGCTCATGTCTTCTATGGTCCACGCATATATGCGAGAGAAGAATATTCCTTCTTCTTTAGCTAATAATGGTGATGACTGTGTTCTTATGTTTGAAAAGAAACATCTTCCCAAGTTACATGATTTGTCTGATTGGTTTATTAAAATGGGCTTTAAAATGGTAATTGAAGAGCCGTTGTTCGATTTACGGCAAGTGCCATTTTGTCAAACCAATGTTTTAACTAGTCCCGGATACAACATATCTGTTCGATCACCACTTGTAGCGTTATCCAAAGATCTACATTCTACGTACAACTTCACCCATGCTAACCAATATGATCAATGGTTGTCTTCAGTTGGGAAATGTGGTAAAATGTCAACACAGGGTGTACCTGTGTTAGAAGCATTTTACAACTCATTCCCTGATGATGAGATTACTAACAAAGATTTAATCATTGAAATGGAAAGAGAAATCGAATATTGCATGGTTGGAGGATCTGAAATGCGTAACATCTCTGATGAGATGCGAATTAGTTTTTGGATTGCGTTCGGTATATTGCCAGATGCACAAATCGAACTGGAAATGATGTTTAAATCCATAAAGTTTAGTGGGAAGAATTACACGAATATTAATAATACTTCCTACATTCCTTATGCATCATTGCTCCAGTCAATATTGAAAATCTGACAGTTTTCTTAAATCATATTATTACAAACAACAATGACAAGACGTAATCATAAGTCTAAACATCATGATAAAGTTGGCAAACGGAAAATTGACCCTTTAACTGTCATGCGACCACGACCTAAAATTAATGTAAAATTTGATGGTCAAATGCTGAATGGAATGGGTTTCTCTGCACCTATGGTTACAATTGCTAATCAAGCTGCTGCTATATATTATGTTGATTGTTCTTCCGTGGTGGGTACTAATTTGACTTTGAATTCTTATATTCAAAGTGCTTCAGCTGATTTTAATACTATATCAAAGTATTATAATGAATACATTTACCATTCATTACGATTGGATTGGTTACCATATGTGTCCCCTGGGATTGCTGATGGTGGATCTCAAGTGTATATTGATTACATCGATAATGCTGAAGAAATGGCTGCTTTGGATGGGTCTTCTGCTACGACAATATTTAATATTGCCAAGAGTTCTAGAAATATGAAATTCTTTAACGCTTGGGAGAGATTCTCGTACAATGTACCTTTATCTCGTAGAAGGAAAACCTTTGACACAAATATTAATACTACCTATACTGTTGATATAATTGATCGATCAGTACAGGGTTGTGTTTGTGTTGGAGCTACTAGCTCTTCTGCAGCCGTTTCCCTTGGCCAATGGCGATTTACTTACCTCATGGAATTGCGTACTCTCAACTTAAATATAACTACATAGTTGTAACTTTATTGAATGTTCTGTTGACTTGAATCTAAGAAATGGATGCAGCATTATAGCACACTTATCGTGGTATTTAAATACACAATTAAATGATATTATGGAACAGGGAGACTAGTTTTGTCAGACTAGTTGTGACTCCACCCAGATATCATTCCTGTTATTGTGCTTTGCCGACCAGATAAGAAGGATTATAATACTGATGGTAGAAGGTCATGCTGATAAGTGTATATCAGT